ATACCTTTTATCCATGAGTGAAATACTTTCGCAGTGCGTCGTCGATATTATCTGCACAACGCATTTCAACTGTTAAATCTTCGACTTTACTGTGTAAATAACAATGTAAGCTCTTAAAAATAGATTTTTCAGCCAAGGCACCAAGATGCACGCCAAGTTTCGGGTGATAAACAGAAGAACATTTCAGAAATTCAAACTCCTCTGGTGGCAAATAATCCAACAATTCGCTTTCCTTGTCTGGCATGGTATAAGTTTGACCATGTTGCTCAAGGAACTTGGAGATGTTTTTTATTGTGAACTGATCATAAACTCGGTTCACAGACCCGATATTATCATCTCCATACGTCATAAGCGATACAACATCACGAAATTTAATTCGCTTTTCAAAATTTGTAGATGGATATTGTGTATAAAATACAGCACGCAAATTCAGACTGCCACAAATACCGTTAAGTACTGCCGTCAATGAATTGCCGCTAATGTGTGAGCCTTCAGTTAAACCTACCAAATCACCGTTGAACGCAATAAGTGAATAAGCCAAATCTCCAGCCATAGCTTCCATAACACGGAGATCCTCATCACTATAATCACATTCTTTGGCAAAATCAATTAAGATTCTCAATCCAGCTATAATAAGTTGGGATGGCAATTTCTGGTCATATTTACCATAGTCACCACCAATAAGACTATCCATACCGTGCTTGGTTACATGGTTGTGGAACTGTTCCCATTCGGGACCGTCTTTGTTTATGCCTACAGCACACTCAGATACCAAGGGATTCATTTGCAAGACACGTAAGAGAGGTAAATAATACTTCCTCATCAAATACGTAAAGGAGATAGGATTTCCGTAGAAAATCCGACATTTCTCCTTTGCTAGAATCTCATCTTTTTTGCATGCTTTAGCAATAGTAAAGGCACGTTCGCCTCTCTTGTAACATTCCTCACAACGTGAAATTTCTTCCATAATAATGGGATCCAAAACACGATTGTTTGGTTTGTCTTCAGTGGGTTCCAATTCGGTAACATAATTTCGTTTTGCACCAGTCAATGGAAAGCCAATAGATGTACTGAGTTGAATTGAATCAATAAAACGCACTCCTGGTATACCACACAGATTTTGATGATCTGTAAGTGGTTTTGCGTTTTTCCAGAGTGGACTCTGAAAAATAGGAATTAGAGCACTCTTGTAATCCTCAACCGCAATAGCTAATAATTCATGCGGGTAAGGTACAGCTGGAACACTCATGTTTTCCAAGCATTTCTGCCACCCAAACCACTCAGGTTTCATCTTGGGTGGTCCCCAAATGTTAGGTTGTCCCATTACATCCATAACAATTTCACTTATAGGGAGAACACGCACCTGGGAGATTGATGAAGACTCTCCAGGACATGAACCATAATACTCAAGTTGTGAATCCTTAGGCAAAAAGTTCATAGGACTCTTAGGGTGTAATGGCTTATCACTAAGCACATTGACACCCAAAACTTGTTTCTCAAATTTCTCTGCAGTTCCAGTTAAAAGAACACCTGGAACTTCACGCAATTTTGCATAAGCCGCTGAAACTTGTGCACGGGTTAACTTACCATAGCAACCCTTGGGTTTGCCAGAAACTCCACCTAAGTGAAATCCAGCAATAACATTTGCTTTTCCTGCAGAAACTAATACAGCTCCACAAAGTCCGCTAAATGTATTGATTTGTAGATTTTCATAGACACCACCATAAAAGCCACATTCACCATTGCTGGTGTATTGTTCGGTGGCAATACCTTCTGCCTTGATAATCTCTCCGCTTTTAGCTCTATAATGGAGCATGAATTGGAAAGTTCCAAGATCGCCTTCAGGTAAATAGGGTGTCAAATCTCGAAAAGATCCACCAGTGCTTGAGTAACATACACATAAATCTGTTTGAGGAATTCTGTACGAACACATCCGCGTAATGCGAGATGCGAACTTCCCTCCACAAGAATCTGGATTAGCTTTTCTAAAAGTGATATCTAAAACATCCTTTTCAAAATAATGATTAGGGATGAGTACCACATTTGACTTCAAGAAAAGTCCATTGACCATAAGAGTACGTTCACCAACAACAACAGTACCATAAACCAAATTCTTCTCACCAAGTGATCCCAAATGTTCGTAACTAGTAGTTAACTGTTTGTCCGTAGGAATGATGGATCTCTTGGCAATCGAAATAAATGGATTTACCTGATTGTCGCGGAATTGAATTTCCTCTTGTGTCTTTGGTTCTAATGAACCATGGTTTTGAAACGCACGCCATCGCTTATAAATTCTCGCGAAAGCGTACAGAATTCCGATGATAGTCGCACCAGCACACACTGATTGTGCATACTGATCTCGCACACTTTGAATTGCAGGAGCAATTGTATTGCGTGTGAGCAATTTCCTTCTGTAATTAGAAGTAACCTGATCATATAAATGATATTGGTAAGAAATCGACAACATAAACATTGGGAATAACAAAGCCATATACGGGGTACGGTAGGTATAAAATAGTGTAAGTCCAAAAATAAACCACACCAACAGAGTACGAGTCATATATGCTCTTTTCAACATGTCTTTATTCAACAACATGAAAAAGTTGAAACATGTTTCATTAAGCAAAAGCTGACGTGGGATGAGTGTGATCCAATCCCATTTCTGCACGATATAGCGTGCAGCTGTCATCATGACAAGTGTGGAAGCACCTTCAACACAGCGGGACGCATAACTAACGTCCTTGTTGAGTTTGTTTGATAGCAAAGAGGTTGCTTTATAAAAAGAACGTTCAATCTCTTCGCCAAATTGCTTTTCAATGGGATGCTTTAAGCAATAATGCTTCATCTGGCAGCATCCATCAATACCACATTTCTCTATATTCCGTGTGCGGGAGCTCATTCGATCGATAATACTATATTGGTCTTCTCGATGTTCCTGGAACTTCTCAATGAGATAGTTCAAAACGACACGGAAGGACACATCTTCGAGTTTTTGTCCATTCCATGTAATTGGCTCATAACTTGCTCCACGATGCAATTCCTGTGGCTTGACTGCCTGAGACACAGTCAAAACCCAAATATCATCAAAGGTAGCTTCACCGCCATTCTTTCTATTGAAAGCTCGAATCTTGGCGTTGTCAATACCACATGTAATTCCTTGCGAATCGATACGTTGAAATTCACGCTTAGCAGTTACTGTAATGACTGCATGCATTCTTCTCTGGATAGAATAAGGACAATTTGAAT